TGCTTTACAATTATTAACTACCAATTGGACAGCGGGAACAGCCTTAGACGCGAACGTATATCTTGATGGGACGCAACTTGCTACCACTGGAGGAAATAGCAGCGTAAACTTAAACACAGCAGCCCACAATACATCTTGGATTGCACGCACATCATACAGTCCTAGCAGCTATCTAACGGCTGTTTTCAGTGAAATGATTTTCTACGCCTCTAACAAATCAGGAACAGACCAAACCTCCATCGAAGAAAACATTGGCGATTACTTCACCCAAAACACGCCACTGCTCGACACGTACAGCGGTGCAGCGGCTGCGTATTCATTGAGGCTTTTGGATTCGACTTATACGGGTGACGCGGTAGAGGTTTACAACGGATCGAGCTACGCGGATATAGGCTTCAATGTATTCGGTGAATTGGATACGGTTGCCTTGGCTGCTCACTGCGGTTCAAATGACGGGTTTGTATCGAAGTGGTACGACCAAAGCGGAAACACGAACACGGCAGCGCAAACGGCAACGGGTTCAATGCCAAAGATTTACGACGGTCAAAACGGGGTAATATTGGAGAACGGGAAGCCATGTGTGTTTTATGCTGCAAACAACCTTTTAAATTTTACGCAAATCACACCCGTTACAACCTTTGGCGCTTATCAAATGGATAACGCAACTTCAAACCCGATTTATTATTTATTGTTTCATTCATCTAACACACAAGGCTTTTTCACAGGCGGCAGTTTGGCTACCGGCATCGGGTTATATGACGGAGCAGTAAAAAATATTGCGGCGGGTAAGGATACCAATCCCCACCTTGGAATATGGCAGTATAATGGGACAAATTATGAACTAGCAATAGACGGTAATTCTTTGACAGGGGTTCAGCCAGCTTCAAATTTTGCTGTTAACGGTATCGGAAGGCTTTCACCTTCTTTATCCATTGTGGGCGGTGTTCACGAAATAATTTTATACAACTCCGACCAATCGAGCAACCGCACCGACATTGAAGACAACATCAACACCTTTTACGACATCTACTGATGAACGGATTTATCATAGTCCTACCAACGGACACGCAGACAAGCGAGCGCAGAGCGTACCAAATAACGCGCGAACTCTACAACATATCTCGACCCGTTTTGATACAGGCGGAAGGGGAAGCGGCTTCGACCGTGTTTGGGATTGTCGTACACCCTGACGGAGTACAGAACGCTTTGCAAGTGGACACGGATTATCTTATCAACGTACACCCTGCCGCAAACCTCGAACGCCTCGTTGCGTGCTTCCCTGAGCTGTCGAATGATGAGCGGTATTCCCTCAGTAGTTACGTGCAAGTCAATCAAAAGTTTCCTTTCGGGCATATCGTGCCAAGCGATACGACGATCCGAACACAAGAATACATGGACGATAACGGGTGGTTTCCTGATCAACCTGAAATTGATTAACTTGCAGGCATGAAGGTCACAATTCAAAAGGCGTGCAAGCTACGCGGTAACAACTGGAAGAAAGGCGCGACGCCGTCAGTTACTTCTGAGTTCGCCGCAGAACTAAAAGCAAAGGGATACCTCGACGCCCCAAAGAAAAAAACGGACTCAGATAATAACGATTTAATAGAAGAATAAAATGGCCATTTTTAACGGTACAGAATTGGGTGTATACATCGGCGGCACGCTGATCGCAGCGGCTACGGATTGCTCGCTTTCTCTCAACATGGAAACAATCGACATTACCACAAAGGACAGCGCGGGATTCCGTGAGCTGCTCGGCGGTGTCAAATCAGGATCAATGAGCGTTAGCGGTTTGATTGATTACAACGACGCTTCAAATGATGACGTTTCTGACTTGTTTACAGCGTTGGACAATCGCACAGCTTTAACCTTAAAGTTTGCAAAGGCCAATCCTGTTGTAGGCGAAGACTTCAATTACAGCGCTAGCGGTTTCATCACTAGCCTTGAGCAGTCAGGCGGCACGGAGGACACAGCTACTTACAGCGCTTCGTTTGAGTTGAGCGGTGCAATTACACAGACTGCTGAATGATTGAAGTAAACGGCACAGAGTACCCAGTGCGGTACAGCATGAAGGCGCTGAAGAAGTTTGAGCGTAAAACAAAAGTCAATGTATTCAGCTTATCCGATCCGTCGAAGCTAAGTGCAGAGGCCTGCGCCTTCCTTTGTTTCGTTGGCGTTGAATGTGGATGCACCTTTGAAGGGCAAGACTTCGATATGGACCTGCCTACGTTCGAAGACTACATTACACTTGAACACGTCACACAGTGCTTTGATGCACTCGGCGAATACAGCAGCGAAAAAAAAGCATAGACGGCACAGACAAGCCGATTGGCTGGCCTGATATTATACGGATGGGGATGGGCATTTTACGCCTGTCCCCTTCTGCGTTTTGGTCAATGACATTTGGCGAGGTAAGCCTTGCACTTGACGCCAACCGTGAGAGCGAGGAGATGCGCGAACGGATGGAGTGGGAGCGCACGCGGTGGCTTGGTTCTATGATCATGCAGCCCCACCTAAAAAAAGGGCGTAAATTGCAGCCAAAGGACCTGATGCAATTCCCATGGGAGAAGCCAAAGGCAAAGGCTGACAAGCTCACCAAGGAGGAACTGAGACAACGAATATTAGAAAGAGATCAATGGCAAAGCTGAATGATTTAATTGTAACCATCGGAGCGCAAACGCGGCAGTTTGATAAGGCTTTAGGTGCCTCGATGCGGAAGATGCAGAACTTTGGCAGGAGTACGAAGCAGCTAGGTAAGTCGATGACGCGAAGCCTGACCATGCCGATCGCTGCACTTGGTGCGGCAGCTATTAAGTCAGCGGCTGACCTCGAAACGATGGAGGTGAGTTTCATCAGCTTGACAGGTGGCGCAAAGCAGGCCGCCGATATGATGGCCAACCTCAACGAGTTTACAGCAAAGACACCGTTTCAAATTGAGGCAGTAGCGAAGTCAGCGCGGCAGCTCATTGCATCGGGATCAGGTTTGGAGGAAGTCAATACACAGCTGCAGTTTCTTGGCGACATAGCCGCAACCAGTGGCCAGCCTATTGATGAGATAGCTGCAATCTTTGCCAAGGTCAACGCGAAAGGCAAAGTAGAATTAGAGAACCTGAACCAACTAGCCGAGCGCGGCATTCCAATCTTTACCGCATTGGCTGAGGCGACTGGTTTACCTGCTGATAAACTTGGCGCGGGGCGTGTCAGCGTTGATCAGTTTAATGAGGTGTTGCAGAGCTTTAGTAAAGAGGGTGGTTTTGCTGCTGGTGCAATGGAGCGGCTAAGTGAAACGGCATCGGGTAAATTTAGCACGGCACTGGATAACCTGAAGTTGGCAGGCGCGGCGTTGGCTGAGGATTTATTGCCCGTTGTGAAAGAGTTAATTGACGATTTTACAGCGTTTACGCAGAAGGTTCAAAACCTATCTCCTGAAAATAAAAAGCTGGCGTTGCAAATTACTGCGGTAGTCGCTGCCATTGGTCCGTTGCTTGTGATTGTGCCGTCACTTTTATCAGGTTTGCAAGCTGTACGCACGGCGTTCATGGCGCTGAGTGCTACCATGTTGGCAAATCCCTTTTCGATCGTAGCCACGGGCATCGCGTTAGTCGTTACTGGTTTAATTGTGTTGAATAACAAAACCAATGAAGCAGTTACGGCAGTTGAGAAGTTAGCACAGGCAAACAAAGACTTGACGCTTGAGGAACAAAAGCGAAACGTTGAGAAGGCCATAACTGATCAGCAGGCTTTAGTTGATTTGCTCAAAGCCGAGAAGGAAGCAAAAGATAAAATAGCTGAAAAGTTTGGAGGTAAGGCAATAGCAGAACAGAAGGAGGCAAACAAAGCATTTGAGGACGCGAACGCAGAGCTGCTGAAAATGCAGACAATGTTAGGAGACATTGATACGGAACTGAGTGACATGGCAGCCAGTGCAACGGCAGCAGCTGCAACGGTCACCGCTGAGATGGAGGCAGTTAAAGAGTCGTTCATGATTGCTATCGAGCCTTTACATGTTGACGTTGTAGATAACACTGTTGTAAAGGGTTTGCAAAGGATGGGCACGGCGGTGCAAGATATAGTGAAGCAAGCACAGGGCAGCATTGACAGCACACGCCAAAAGATGGCGGCCTTTGGTATGCAAATGGCCAACAGCTTTACAACTATCTTTTCTCAAATGATTGAAGGATCGTTTAATCTAGAGGAAGCACTGATTAACATGCTGAAAAAAGTGTTGGCGCAGGCCGTTAGCTTGTTGGTTGTGTTTGGCTTGCTCAGTGTTTTCACTGGTGGGGCTTTTGGCGCAGCGGTTGGCGGCCTTGGTAAATTTATGGGGGCAGGTTTAGGAATACCACAATTTGCAGAGGGCGGTATTGTCAGCGGGCCAGTCATCGCGCAGGTGGGTGAGTACTCAGGCGCATCACATAACCCTGAAGTCATTGCACCGCTGGACAAATTGCAGAGCATGATGGGCGGCCAAGCCGTACAGGTCACAGGCAAGATCTCAGGCCGTGACATATTGTTAACGAGTGAACGAAATGCAATCGACCGTAACCGAGTAAGAGGATTTTGAGCCATGGACCCGATACGACTATACGCAGACTTCAAAGATGATAACGGCCTTGAGTACCGTTTGAACATTCACCAAGCAGGCTGGCAAGTATCGCCGTTCGAGTTTAATCTTGGCGCTGATGGCTTCACACTGCAATACAGCGGCGACAATGAAAACCGAATGCAGCCAATCATAGGCAGTGAACTTACCTTCACGCTTATTGAGAACGCCCAACAGCACACCAATTTTATTGGACAATTAGCAAACTCGGAGGATGCAGAATTTACGGTATCAGTTTGGAAGGGTTGGCAGGTTACTAATGAATTGTTTTGGACGGGTGTGCTGCTGTCTGAGCAGATAAGCCTAATGGATGAAGCTTATCCAATACAAAACACGTTCAACGCGGTGGACGAATTGGGCAACCTTGCCAATACATTGTACACCAACGACGGCACGGCATACACAGGCCGCGACAATATAGCGCAGCATATTTACAAATGCCTACTCAAAACGCGGGCGCTCCATGTGTACAACAGCACGGATGTATTATTCAAATACGCCAATAATTTTTTCCCTACGACAGATTTTCAGAGCACGAACGCGCTAATAGAGTCAGAGGTAAACCACTCAGCTTTTTACAATCAGAATGATAACGGCACACCTGAATTTTTTGACACGTTTAAAGTGCTGCAAGATTTGGCAATCACATTTAACAGCCGCGTGTTTTTTGCTGAAGGCGTGTTTTACTTCATACCAATTGGCGCGGTTACGGACAGTACGTATTTATCTTTTTACAGCGTCACCAAAGGCGGCACAGTAAGCGCAAGCGCCACGGCGGTAGATGTAAACTTAGAAGTTGGGGAAGACGTTATAAAGCTTGCGGGTGGCTCGACTACTTTCTTGCCGCCATTGCAGAAGGTGCAGCGAATTTGGGAAACAAACGCAAATTTTCCCGTGTTGTTTCAGTTCGCACAGTTCTTAAATTCTCAGGAGCTTTACAGCGAATTGATTGGCACAGAAATAACTGATGATGACTTAGTTTATGAGTCGGATACAGTTCTGCGCTTGCAATTCCGATACAATCACAGTTATTCAGGCACTGGGACATTTACAGGTGAGGATATTGTGGGGCGCTTGGTTTTGCGCCTGCGTATAGAATGCGGCTCTCTATTTTACGCAAACACAGTAACCTTTGGCCCTAATACAATAAATTACGGGAATTGGCAGGACAGTTATACGGTTGATCAAATACAATTTAGCGCACCAACATGGACTTCGAGCGGGTATTTTTATATACCAATCACACAGAATTTAATGTACATGGACCGCAATACGGGGCAGGTCTTCTTCAATCAAGCACTGCCCACAAACGTAATTGATATAGCGGCCTACGGTCAAAACATGATAATAGATTTGGATGCTTTGCCCACGCAGCAGACAAGCCTAAGCGTTACCGCTGCCGTTCAAGCGTTCGACCATAGTGGTGCACCTATCACAGATATTAATGGATCTAATGCCTACGGCAAGCTTTCCAATATTGCCGTGTATGCCATGACTGGAGCGGCGACCAATGGCGACCAAGTAGTATACGAGGCCAACACAGGAAACAGCGGCCAGCTAATTATTGAGCAGCCAAGCGTAGAAATCGGTTCAAGCACGTTCGATAATCATAAAAATATTTATGACAACTCTGAACCCGGTGAAGTCATAAACGAGTGGAGTGGGATACTATACCCGCAAGCAGATACGTCTATTCATTCGCTTGGAGTGCAGGAAATTATAGCGGGCCAAAACAATAGCACGATGATTAAGCGCGGCGGCTATTATAAAAGATTTGTCAGCCCCTTAAATACGTTAGAAATTGAAGGCGGTTTTTACTTGCCGTTTCAAACGTCTTTCATAGCGCGAGCGATTGAAGGCGAATTTGAAGCGTGGCAGCTCGATGATAATGATGAGGATATTGTTGTGCCACAGCCTGAAGTAATTGACACGCACGATCCGCAGGACGACAGCGAACCCGTGTACAATATCCGCAACACCTTTGCGCCCGATGCTGGCAACATTGCCCCGAACGTATTCCGCCGCTTGCTACAGCAGCCCGTGACGGCAGTAAATAACAGCGATGCATCTACCTACCAAGTAACGGCAGTTGATTATATGGTCATGAACACATGGACAGGAGCGAACGGCAGGAGCTTCATATATCTGCCAAGCGTAACGGGTAACGAAGGGCGCACGGTACAATTTCACAGCGACGAGACTATAAGCGCAAACAAGAACATACAGCTTGAGCCGCATTCAAGCGATACGGGTGTAACTATTGACGGCGCAGGCGCTTACGCTTTCAACCGCTCTTATGACGGCATCACTATCTTGTGCCATAATTCGAATTGGTTTATCATACAGAAAAAAGAGAAGTAATGGAGTGGGAAATTGTGGCAATCGTTTTGCCTGTGGTAGCTGGTTTGATTGGTGTATGGGTAAACCTCAACAGCACGGTGGCACGCCTGAAAAGCCGCGTGATTCAGTTGGAACTAGACAGCAACGAGATAAAGAGCGACATGAAAGAACTATTAGCCAGCGTCCACAAAATCGAGTTGATGATTGCAAAGCTTCAAAAATGATTTGGATTATCTTAGCAACCATAACCGTCAACGTCATATATAAGGCTCGCGAGTACGGTAGGGCAGACGTTGCGGATTTAATTATATTGATCGCCGCCTGCGCCCTATTATGGAACTAAGATACTTCCGCTTTGAAGAATTTGACTGCAAGTGCAAGAAATGCCGCACAAATTCTGAGGGCCTTGGTATCGACATAATGGACATGGATTTTTTAATGATGCTGGACGACGCCCGCCACAAAGCTGGCGTACAGTTTCGGATCAGCTCAGGCGTGAGATGCAGCGCACACAATCGGGCGAGCGGCGGAAAGAAAGACAGCGCCCACCTTGACGGCTTGGCGGTTGATATTGTATGCAGTGACAGCAGAACGCGCGGCTATATCCTTGGCGCACTTTACGAGGCGGGATTTAATCGCATAGGGATTCACAAGGACTTCATACACGTGGACGATCACCCCGCAAAAGATGCGGATGTAGTTTGGTTATATGACTAAGGACATACGCCCACGGATCAACGCCCAGCAGATGCGTGCGCTGGACTACCTAAGAACAAAGGAACGGCGTATTTTGGTTATAGGTGACTTACATTGTCCGTTCGAGCTTGGCGGATATTTTGAGTTTTGTTTAGACACGTACGACCGCTTTGCCTGCAACCAAGTGATTTTTATAGGCGACATTCTAGACAATCATTACGCATCTTACCACGAAACAGACGCCAACGGAATGAGTGGAGGGTATGAACTACAGGAGGCGATAAAGCACGTCGATAAGTGGGCGCAGGCGTTTCCGATTGCTGACGTCATTATAGGCAACCATGACAGGCTAATTATGCGCAAAGCGTTCAGCTCATCAGTGCCGCGCGAATGGATTAAAGACTACAACGAAGTGTTGGGTACAGCATGGAATTGGGTGGAGCGCATTGAATACGACGGCGTGCAATACGTTCACGGGGAAGGTGGCACAGCACGCACCAAGGCGAAGAACGATATGCAGAGCACGGTACAGGGGCACATACACACGCAGGCATATGTTGAGTGGCTGGTGGGCAACCGCAGCAAAATATTTGGTATGCAGGTGGGGTGCGGCATCGACCGCGATAGCTATGCAGCGGCCTACGCCAAGCACTACAAAAAGCAGGCAATCGGTTGCGGCGTGGTCATAGGTGGGCATACGGCTATTAATTGTTTGATGCCGCTTTAATACCTTGCACTAAATTTTTACATTATGGGTGAATTGATTCAGACTTATTGGGCCGAGATTGTTTTGGCTCTTATGGCATTCGTGAAGGTGATTGTAAACCTCACACCGACAGAAGCAGATAACAAAGTATTTGGATGGCTAGACACGCTAATAAATGCAATCGTAAGCGATAGGCGAAAGGAACGCCGAGAAGCGCGAAAAAATGACTAACTTAGCCGAATAGGTTTGTTTCCTAGTTTGTTTGCAAGTTGATTTAAAGGGCTGCCCAACGGGGTGGCCTTTTTTTGTGCCCTAAAAAAAATCAAAGTTTTTTACGCAAAAGTTTGCGTAACGAAAAAAGATTCGTATCATTGCACCATGAACAACGCACAAACAAACAACACCATGACAAACGCAAACACAACCACTGAAGCTTTCAAAGCAGTACACGGACGAATTGAAGTGCGCGCAATGCTTCACGCATCTATTGACCTACAAGCAGTACGAAACTACGGAGGAGAGAACAACGCTACGATGAGCGGCAAGTATTACGCTACTAACCGAGGAATGCAAGCCTTACGATTGACCTACGGAAAATAAACCCAACGCCCTGCCTTCGGGCGGGGCTTTATTTTTTTACCATGTGGCGCGAAGGATACGACTACCCAGCAGACGACGAAGACGAAGGCCGTGACTATTTCGAAGAGGCCGACGAACAACATGACAAATACCAAGACGAAAAACTCGACCAATGAAGAACACAAAAAGAGAATTTTTAAGTGCAGCAAAAAAGCGCCAAGGTTTTAAGACTTGGTTCATAGAACAAGAAGCACATTCACGTGACTACGTTATAGAAATATCCGTTGATAATGGTTATACAATAGGCGATAATCAATGTACTTCAGAACGGGTGCACGTCTTGCGTGAAGAGTTAACAATTTCGGACGGTTGGCGTTTAGCTGTCAAAGCCTTGCAGACTATAAAACAAAAATAACAGTAATGAAAAAACCTATTTGCGTGCGCAGCAGCGTACAAGTAACAGCCCCGACGTCATTCAACCAATGGCAGCAAGACCTAGCCGAGGAACGCGAGTTTCTGCGCTTGATTGACAAGATGAAAATGCACCTAAAGCAAAACCGAGAGAAATGAACGTTGAAACAATACAAGTAAGTTCATGCCGTGGCGCGTTTGATCGCGAAACGAGGCGCGTGTACTTAATGGAGTGGCTTGAACACGTACGGCCTGACGTCATGATAAACGACTACAACAAGAAACAGCTGCCTGCGATCATGCCGCACGGTGTATTTTACAGCCGCAGACAGGACACGATTCAGCAGCACAGCGGTCTAGTACAGGTTGACATAGACGGCAAGCACCAACGCGGTGGCTTTGATCCTGAGAACTTAGCGCGAGACATGGAGTCCGCGCCCTACATTGTAGCGGGTGGCATTAGCTGCATGGGCGAGGGTTGTTATATGCTGGTTGCAGTCGAAGGCATCGACCAAAACAACCACAGGGAAAAGGCCAGCCGCGTCATGGATCTAATTGAAGAACAGTTCAACGTAGTGGTGGATGTGCCCGTTTCAAACAATTTAAGCAGCCTGCGCTTTGCGTCAGGGTATGCACCCTTCATTAATTACGACGTCAAACCATTAAAATTCGAGTCATGAACAACACCGATGAACTGCGGGCGCTGTCCGAGAAGTACGACATGCAGCCTGATCACTTCCACAAAGACCCGCGCGGCTTTGTCATTATGACGCGCAGAGGCGTCGAACACTTGCAAGCTAAAATAAAGGCCACAGTGCGCTTTTCTACCGTAGCTGAATACTCAGACCCGAAAGAGGGGAGATATTGCATTAAAGCCTACGCAAAATGCGAAATAGGGCAAGTAGAGACGTATGGCGAAAGCAGCAAAGCAAATAACCGAAACGCTTACCCGATTGCCATGGCGGAAAAACGCGCTTTGTCACGTGCCATTTTGAAGCTTGCAGGCTTTTACACTGCTGGCGTGTATGGCGAAGATGAAATTGATGAATAGCCTTTATGAGTTTTTTGATAGCGTAGACGCTGACCATGCCGATGAGGTTGAAAGCATGAAAGACTACGCATTACACCTGCTCAGCACGTCCACAATGAAGGACGATGATGACGGGTTAGAAGATGAAATAATAGACACAGACCCAACGCCAAGCCGCTGGCGTGAGATATTTGAGCGGCTACGATTAAACCAGTTGCGTGCAATCGACTTGCCCAACTGTTCACAAACTGAATTCACTAAATCATATAAAAAACATGGAATTGATAATTGAGGGAGTTATTAAGCGCGTTTGCAAACCGATGGAATTTGAAAGCGGCTTTAGGAAGTGCGAAGTACACGTTGAAATCCAAGACGGGAAATACCCGCAGACCTTGGCGCTGGAGTTTCTGAAAGACGACGTAGATGAAGCCGTTGCATTGCCTGAGGGCAAGACAATCAAAGCACGCTGCAACGTACGCGGCAGCGAATGGCAAAAGGACGACACGCAGCCAATGCGCGTATTTATGTCGCTAGTGCCTTGGAAGTATGAGATAGTAGAAGGCGATCCAGCACCAACCCAACAACCTTCACAAGATGGCGGAAATTTCCCTTTCTGAGGTGCGATATATCGTTAAGCTACCAAAGCAAAACACGCGCGTCACGTTTGAGAACTATGGCAGCTTTGCCAAGTACGTCGAGGATCTGCGCACCAAGCAAATAAAACATGAACTTCATATTGAATACGATGAATCTGAGACAGTTTATAAAGCAACATTACAAGACGGTAGACAGGTGCGCGGATGATCTTGGCGTAACCCGCCGCACGGTAGAAAATTACTGTTTCCGTAACCCGTCAGGCATATTGAAGCACAGCGGCCACATAATACAAATGGACGGCGTGGAGCCGTTGCAGCTATTCGACGCGGTAGCCGAAACAATTGAGCAGATCAATGAAAAGCGCCCACGGTAGTCGTACAGGCATTTGGATACCGCTGGAGATTTGGGGGCTTGACCTCGCGCCGATGGATCGTATTCTATTGGCTGAGGTTGCCAGCTTTGCGGAAAATGGTAAGGCTTGCTTTATGACCAACGCCAAACTAGCCGAGGCGCTCGGCATAAGCGAAGACCGTACCCGAAAGATTATATACCGACTGATACAAAGCGGCCACCTCAATAGGGGGGTGGTTGCAAACGGACAGGGTGGGCACAAACGGACTTTAGGGTGGGCGCAAACGGACAGGGGGGTGGGTGCT